ATTTTCGTTTTTTTAGTACCAATATCTTTCAATCTTTCTACAACTATCTCAGCTGTCGTTTTTGGTTCATGCGATATTACATCAAAATCAGCAATTTTATTTAACTTTTTTTGTAAATGTTTTGGCATATATTGAGAATAGAGAGAAATAGCATAACCACCAAAAAATATAACACCTTGATTAACTAATGTATTTTTGAGATTTTCATAAATTGCATCTTCTTGTGTTTTATCAAACATTTCTCTCTGAAAGTCAATATTATTACAGTTAACTGTCGTTAGAGGATAATTCTTATTTAATAAAGTAAGCCTTTTTAAAACCTTTTCCCATCTTGATATATCTCCCGCGGGTCTAGAAAGTTCTAAATACATAGACATTCTTAAAAAATTTGGCGGGGCATATAATATTCCTGATACTCTAATAGAATCTTTTTTTAGTGCTGTATATACTTCTTTTGGCAGTTGTGTTAAGTCTGCAACTGGTATAAAATTTACAAATACTTTGTACGTACCATGATGCTGTCCGGATTTTGCTTCAACATCTGTATATCCATTTTTAAAATACAAATCGGCTAATTCTTTTGCGTCGCTTAAAGCATCTGGTGTAAAAAAATCATAATCTGGTATTTCAACATCTTTATTATAAAATTGGTCTTCTATAGGTAATATATTGTTAATAGCTGTACCACCATAACAAATTAAATTTTTCACTTTAATGAAGTTTTCTACAATAGAAATCATTTTTTTAATTTCTTCAGAATTTACAATACGTTTTGCTAATTTTGCTTCTGCGTTATCAACAGCCATACGTAATATTGTTAATTCACAATCTTGGAAAGTTAGCCCTTTGCAAACGTTTTTTTTATAATGTTCATCATTTTTTGTTTTATTTTTCATATTTTATTTTATATTAACTTGATAAAATAAATCTACTTTTTTTTAAATTTCATTTATAAAGACGAACACTTAGATTAAATAATATAAAAATCTTATTTAAAACTAATAACTCATAAATAAATAATAATGAATAATAATTTACTAGAAACTTCACATTTATTATTACATAATAAATTGCAAATAGAATTAATAAAACATAAATGTCTAAAAAATCGCATTAAACACGAATATAATGTATTAAATAATATTTATATAAACGCAAATAACAATTACACAATAATACTATTATATGAGACTGAATTATGTATACTTAAAATTATAATAATGGAAAAATTTAAAAATACCAACAATGAATATACTTTTATTATTGATAAAAATTATCCTTTTTACCCTCCTATATTTCATATTAATAATAAAAAGTATTCACAATATCTAAAATTACCGTCTAACCGCTTTTCAGAACAATTGAAAAAACTTACTAATGAATCATGTTTATGTTGTTCTTCTTTATGTTGTAAATATAATTGGTCTCCTGCTATTAAATTATACATGTTTATAAATGAATTAAATAAAATAAGACAATATAAAAGAAATATTGTTTATAAACTATTAAGCGACTGCATTAAAGATAAATATTTGATTGATGATGTTGATATAATTAGTTTCTTATTCGCGTAACAACCTTTACGCCTTTTCTCATTTAAAACGCTCATTTTATATAGAAAATAAGAAAAAATTGAATAGTTATTTCATTCAATATTGTTAACATAATCAAGGATTAATATAACAAATGAATTTACTTTTATTGCCGAAACATTTACAAGATTTGATAAGTGAGTTTAATGTAGAACATAGACCATTAATGCATATACTAATGGACGAATTAAACCGCTATTGGATTTGGCGAAATGAGAAAGATAAAGATTGCAATAATTGCTTTAATTACGCAGACGAACAATATTCAAAATATATATTATGGAAAAAATACATGTTTTGTGGAGAATGGTGTCGTCATGATTTAGAGAATCATATACGTAAAAACCTTGCGAAGATAAAAATAATGGGCGTTTAAAATAAGAAAAGGTGTAAAAAATCACCTTTATGAAAGTAGTTCACGCATTTCTTTTTGTTGTTCCATATCTTTCATAGGGTGAAAGATATCATGATTATTCATTTCTGAATGATACCAATCTTTTCTCCAATAAATTTGTTTAAATTCATCTACTAATGTGACTTTTAAATTCATGTAATGTCCAATACTTGGTAGTAAAGCTTCTATAAAGGCTAATTTTTTGTTTAATTTAATATATGCATCTAATTTTTCTAAATATGTTTTAGACAAACGAGTAGCACAAATAGGCGAATGAAAATATGGTCCTGGAAAATGAATTTGGATTGCTGGCCAAAACCAATTCCATTCACCTTCTTTAGGCTCAGGATTTTTGTCTTTGCACAAAAAATCTGATTCAGGATATTTTAAATCTATGTTTAAAATTGTTTGTTCATTATAAAAAAACACATCATCTTCAAAAAACCATACTTGCTCATAAGTTTTATTCATATTTGTGAAATAACACAGTGCTCTATCCCAAGCAATTATTTCATTAAAAATTAGTGAAGAACTAGGCATATAACTTGAATGTATATAACCATACTGTTTGCATTCGCCGTCATATATTTTAATAAAATTAATTTTTGAATATATATTTTTATATATCTTATAATCTGTTATTAAATCATCTACTACAATATAAATATCATAATTATGAAAATTATTTAAAAAATCTAACCATATTCTATTAGGTTTTATTGTAATTAAACAAATAGCTGATTTCATTTAATAATAGTGTTTTATTTTTTTTAAATTAATACGATTATAATTTAAAAAAAATTTGAATTATTAATCAAATGAAATATCCATACATTTTATTTTTCAGATATGATGAATATTCATATATTGATGAGTTTTTAAATGCAAATAAAGACAAATTATCGTGTAGTGTTTTTATTGTAAATAAAAAAGAAGATTTAAATAAATTATACGATACCAATTACCATTTATTGATTACTTTTGGTGAAGATGAAATAAGTTATTATAAAGATGTAAATGATACTATCGCAGATAGAATGAGAAAACAGTGGATGCATTACAAGGTTTTAGACGAAAACAATTTAAATGACTTTAATAATGGTGTAAATTTTTGTTATTTAAATTCTTGCGTTACAACTAAAGAAAACACAAGACCTATTTTTTCATTATTTACCACGTGCTACAACTCTTATGATAAAATAATACGAGCATATGATAGTATTAAAATACAAATATTAATAGATTGGGAATGGGTAATTTTAGACGATTCTCCAGATGATGAACATTTTGTATTCTTAAAAAATAACTTGAGTCACGATAAAAGAATTCGTTTGTATAAAAGAAGCGAGAATAACGGAAATATTGGAAATGTAAAAAATGAAGCAATTTCACTATGTCGCGGTAAATATGTATTAGAAATGGACCATGATGATGAAATATTACCTTATGTTTTATCAGATGCAGCAAATATTTTTGATAATAATGATGATATTGGATTTATCTATATGGATTTTATAAATATATATGAAGATGGAAATAATTTTAAATATGGTGATTTTTATGCACTTGGTTATTCTGGCTATTATAGACAAAAAATAAGAAATAAATGGGTTTTTGTATCTATGACGCCTAATATTAATAATATAACTTTAAATCATATAGTAAGCGTTCCTAATCACCCTAGAATATGGAGGAGAAAAACCTTAATGGAAATGGGAAATTTTTGTGAATACTTACCAATTTTAGATGATTATGAAATATTGATTAAAACTGCAATAAATACAAAAATTGCAAAAATTCATAAATTAGGTTATATTCAATATATGAATAACAATAGTAACAATTTTTCATTAATACGAAATTCTGAAATTAATAGAATTATATGGAATTTAAATATTCAATGTTATAAACATTATAATATAGATGAAAATATGAAAGGAAAAGATGCATATGAAAACGAGGATTATAAATATAACAACAGTCAAATATGGAAGCGTAAAGATTTTGAACATAAATATTGTAATAGAATAATTAATTTAAATTATAAAAAACAGTACTGCATACTTGGTTTAGATAGTTTTTACAATAAGTTAGATAAATTAAAAAATTTATATGAAGATAAAACAAATGATTTTATACTATTGGATAATAAAGAAGATAGTGAAAAATTATGTAGTATATTAGATAATAATAATTTTTCTGAAATGAAATGTTACAGTATGACTGATTGTAGCGAGGATGAATTAATTCAATATTTTAAGCTATTATATAAAAGTTGCGATGATTATACAATATTATATGATAAGTCAATAAAACAAGAAAAATGTGAAACTTTGCCAGATAATTCAACAAAAATTGAAATAAATTCTAATAATTGGTTTGTGAATTACAGTCTCAATTTATAGAATTAATATTTAAAACTATAATAATCACTACTAGCACTTCTTGTCTTATAAGAATATGCTGGATTTTGCGGAGTTGGTTTAGGAATAGTAACTTGTTTATATCGCAAATTTTCTGGTTTTAATACAAAAGCATATCCTCCTTCATCAAAGAAAATTGCATTTTCTTTTAAAAAGTTATCAACATACTGATAACGCATTGCTACCATTTGACACCCTGCTGCTCTACATAACATACCACTAGGATTACTCGGGTTTGCTCCTATATCTGGGTAAACAATTGTCATACACCTCTCGTTAAATTGTTCTAGTTCATTAATATCAGGTGTATTTTTTACATCATAATATGATACAGCTCGCATAAATACAGAATTACTTGTCATATTTACATATTCCATAAATTCTTTATTTTCCAAATAAGAATTATTTGATTTATCAACAATTAAAATAATTTTATTCATGAAAGATAATAAAGGCTGCGCTCCAATATTTTTACCGTAATTTTCAAAACTATAGTTTTTACCTAACATAATATTATCATAAGATTTAAAGATTTTTGCTAAATTTTTATATATAGTTTGCTCGTTACTTTTGATTCTTAAATGAATAATTAAAGGGTCTGTTGGGTTTGGAACAGTTCCACCAGAAAATGCATAATTACTTATTATTTTCATTACTTCACTGAAATTAACACTGTTAAAAGTTTCTTTGACAAAATAATTTTTAGAATTAGAACTACTACTAGATACAATAGGAATGTTATTAATATTATAAATTTCAAAATCTAAACAGCGTACACCTTGTTTGAGAATACTTTTTAAAACACACACATCAACATAATCATTATGATAACTTCCTCCACTGCAAGCATTAAATGCAGTTTTAATGTAATAATCATACAAATTACCACTACAATCACTTTGATTTTTAGAAATAGGTTTGATATTTCCATCTATTGATGGATATAACATATTTAAATAATTACATTCTTTTGATTCAAGACTATTTATATAAATCTTATAAGAAACATAGATTATTACAATAATTAATATAAGTGCTAAAATAAAATAAGAAACAAAATCTTCGTTCATGTTATTTATCATACTTAATATATTATATTATTTAAAATATATTTATTATATAATATATATGGCTGAATTTTCTAATTCACAAATATCTTTATTAAATCCATCATCCATAAAATCATTGCGTTTTGACGACGTTTCCATAAATAGTCAAAAAAACTGTGTTCCTGGTCCAAATGTGCAGTTTAGAAAAAATAGTATTCCATTCAGTGAATATATAGCTAACATGTTGAAACCTGGAAGTTTAGGTTGTAATCCAAATCAATATCCAAAATATACAAATGGTAAATATTGTTGTGAAAGTAATATGTCAACACCGCAAGAACAATTTAATTATGTTAATATGTTATTACTATCTGCAATAGAAAATGTAGGTGAAACGGCGTTTAAAAAATATTCTAGAGAAATTAATTGGTTAAATAATATGCGTAATAATTTATTACAAAAATATAAAGAAATTAATTTAATAGATACATTAAAAGAAGAGTTTCCAATCAATATAAATGGTGAAGAATACGAAAATTTGGATGATTATATTTCAAAAAACATCGCAATTTCTAATGAACTTGCCCTAGATGAAACAAACAAGGGAACCATACAAGGAATAGGTTTAGCACAGCCTGGAATCACCAGTATGAATACTGTACGAAACAAATACATTAATAAGCTTTCCAATCAAGTGAAAAACACCGATAAAAAAGCAGGCGGCAAAAGCTATAAAAACACTTTGAAACGCAAAAGAAGTATAAGAAAAATACAAAAAAGACGTAAAAGGTGCACTAGAAAAAGGCGGAGATTTAAAACAAAGTAATTATAATATTTTTATTATCATAAAACTAAATATTATAATTTAAAATCAAATATATATATAAAGTAATACTATGGCAGGTGGATTATTAAATTTAGTATCTAGTGGACAACAAAATGTAATATTAAATGGTAATCCTTCAAAAACTTTTTGGAAGGCAGCTTATTTAAAATATACCAATTTTGGCATGCAAAAATTCAGAATAGATTTTGAAGGAAGTACAACATTACGTTTGTCAGAATCATCTACATTTCAATTCAAGGTACCTAGGTATGCAGATCTATTGATGGATACTTACATTGTTTTAGAATTACCAACTATTTGGAGTCCAATATTACCTCCTCAGCAATATCTTAATGCAGATGGAACAACAACCTATACTAATTGGGCACCATATGAATACAAATGGATAGACTACATTGGAGCCATGATGATTGATAAAATAACAATTAATTGCGGCAATCAAAAATTACAAGAATATTCTGGTTCTTACATATTAAATATGGCTCGTAGAGATTTTAACGCTGAAAAATTAAAATTGTTTTATGAAATGATTGGTCATGTTCCTGAATTAGTAGACCCTGCAAATGGAAATAGTCGTATTAATTCTTATCCTAGTTGTTATTACACTGACAACATTGCTGGCGCAGAACCATCTATAAGAGGAAGACAATTGTATATTCCTTTAAATTCGTGGTTTACTTTAAAAACTCAAATGGCATTCCCTTTAGTTTCATTACAATATAATGAATTGCAAATTTATGTTACCATAAGACCTATATGTGAATTATTTAAAATTAGAGATGTTCTTGATTCTGTAAATAATTACCCATATATAGCACCTAATTTCAATCAATATCAGAATCAAATGTATAGATTTTTACAAACACCCCCAGACCTTAATTTAGGAATAAATTCTTATTTAGATCAAAGAAGCGTATGGTTTCCCAATATACATTTAATGTCAACTTATTGTTTTCTTTCAAATGATGAATCACGTATATTTGCCAAAAATGAACAAAAGTATCTATTTAAACAAGTAAATGAAAAAGTATTTTATAATGTAACTGGTCCAAATAAAGTGGATTTGGATTCACTTGGTTTAATTTCAAGCTGGATGTTTTATTTTCAAAGAAGTGATGCAAATTTACGAAATGAATGGACTAATTATTCAAATTGGCCATATAATTATTTACCTTCTGATGTAACTCCTGCACCTACATATGGAAATTATACATTAATTAATGGTGAAAATATAGGTCCTGGAGTTAATCCAGATGGCCATTTAACTGGATATATGAGTACAGGTGTGTTTAATCCTCAAAATATCAAAGAAATATTAATTAGTATGGGAATTTTACTAGACGGTCAGTATAGAGAAAATATACTAGACGTTGGAGTGTATAATTTTATAGAAAAATTTACTAGAACTGCTGGCGCAGCACCAGATGGCTTATATTGTTATAATTTTTGTTTAAATACATCACCGTATGACCTTCAACCATCCGGAGCTATTAATATGAATCGTTTTACACAAGTACAATTAGATTTTACTACAACTATACCCGCACTAGATCCATTAGCGCAAGTTTTAACAATTTGTGACCCACAATCTGGAGATATTGTTGGTATTAATAAACCTACTTGGAGAATTTATGAATATAATTATAATTTATATGTAATTGAAGAACGAATTAATATGATAGTATTTGTTGGTGGAAATGCGGGTTTGATGTATGCTACCTAACAACTTTTAGTAAAAGTTGTATAAAATATATATATTTTTATAGTAGTATATTTATATTGATGAGTATTTTAAAAAAATGGAACGATATAATTCCTTTAAAAATAGGCGACAAAATAAGTTATAAAGATGTACAATATACAATTAAAGATAAATCTTATGACCAAGATTATGGTGGGGCAGATTATACATTTACTGTAACTGACGATAATAATAAAACAATACAATTTAAGATAAATGTTTTTGGACAAATTAGCTTTAATTTTGCTGATTTTAAAAGTAGTTTACCAGATTCTAATTTGTCAGAAAATGAACTAAAGAAAATTTCAAATGGTGGAATGTATAAAATCAAACATAAAACAAAACGTAACACCATACGCCGCCGGAAACATAGAATAAAAAAAACCCGCCGTTATTATAAATAATAATTATATTTATTTTAATATAAAAATAATTAAATAATAATAAAAATATCATGAATGATTGTAATGAATTATTAGAAAATATACAAAAAAGCTTGCATTATTGCTGTAACAACAATTCAAAGTATAAATTTGTAAGTCCTATAAATAAATTTATATCGCCGTTACAATGTGAAAATATAGTAAACTATAAACGAACTTTAAATGTAACGAATATTGAACTTAAAATTACACCGTTAACAATAAAGACCGAACATGAGTATTTTATTAATTATGATTGCAATTCTCGTAAGATCACTATAAATCAATAACATTTTTCATCTTTTTTCACCCGTCCAGAATTCAAAAATATTTAGACATGGGAATAAGTATTGACGAATTAGATAATTATTTATAATATAATGAGCGTTTTAAATGAGAAAAGGTGTAAACCTTTTTTAGCGTTTTCTTTGTCTTCTTTTACACCTTTTCTCATTTAAAACGCCCAATCATTATGTAGTGTAAATTTTACAAATAAGATTTAATATGTTTCATTAAATCAAAACCAATTCTACACGATAACAAAATGTAAGTTTCCTTTTTATCGTTATTGTATGTATCAATATATTTTCTTATTTTTTTACATGT